GACAAATGGCAAGCTACATTAGTTAAATTATTAAATGAACCTAGTAAAAATAAAACTATTTTAAATTTAGGTGTTTATAAAAATCAAAAAACAAATTTTGGTATGTATGATCTTCAATCAACTGGAGATCTTTTGAGACAAAAATTATCTGAAAGCGGAATTAAAAATAAAGATATAGTTAATATGACTGGTATTGATGAAGCTACATTGTACCGACACTTAAATAATCAATTTGAAATTAGTAGAGAAATGGCAATCCGTTATGGAAAAGCTTTAGGATGTGATCCAGCAGAATTATTATTTAATCCATTATATGTTCCAGTGTGGGGAGTAACAAACACAGTTGAAGATAAAAAATTAAGTATATTTGCAGTTCACGCTGGAGAAATAACTTTAAATATTAATGAAAATGAAACGGCTATTTGTCCTAGAGATATTTATAGACCAGATATTAAAGCAATTAAAATTCTTTCAGAGGTAAGTGCTTTCGATAATCATATAGCTTTTTATCATGACAATTCAGATGAGGAATATGACGGCAAGCTTTGTGTTGTAGGTACTTTATTAAGAAATCGTCAAGATAGCGTTGTCAGACTAAGATATTTTTTAGGAATTGCAGAAAAAATTAAAGGAACTAATAAAATTAATATTTTAAAACATGATAAATATAATTTTATTGATGAGCTACCTGAACAAGATGAAAGTTTTCATACACATAAACAAATTAACGATTATTACAAAGATCAACAAATTATATTAGAAGATGTTGAGCCAGAATTTATTGCTCCAGTTGTTAGTTTAATTAATTTAAACATTGATCAATCTATAAAACCAGAAATTAACAAAGCTTTTGAAAAATTTTATGGTGCTTCAAGAAAAAGTGATTATGAAGAAATTAAAAGTTTAAGAGCACAAAGATTAAACGCAGCTTTGACTGGAGAAATTACAAATACACTGGAAGATTTTTTAGAACCTCATGAATATTATGATGATGATATGGTTGAGAAAATTGCAGCAGAAAGAACTAAAGCGATTGCTAAAAAAGATGATCAATTCAGAATAGCATTAAAAAATTTACATAATAAAAACATTAAATTTGACAAAAAAGAAAGAGCTGCAAAATTTTTAAAACAAGTTGAGGATTTAACACTTAATTTATCATTAGAAGAGCAAAAAATAATTGATGAAGCAGCTGATGAAGATAGAGAAAGATATGAAGAGGAGCAGTGGTCTCCTGATATAAATGAGGTTTCAAATGGCTAAAAAGCAAAAGCCAGATTTAAAAATAGTAAAACCAGGTCAAGCTGTCGTACAAAAACCTAAAAAAATTTACGAAAGAAAACAGCACATTACTTTAAATAGAGATCAAAACGGCAAAATTATTACAGACATTAAATTTTATATGAACCAAGATCCTCATAGAAGTATTACTTCTGATGATGCAGCAATATTACTTGGAAACATTTGTTCATCTAGAACAATAGTGAGATATAGAGCAGAGCATAAAGAAAGTGGCGATGAGATTGGTCCTCAATATGATGTCTATTTAAAAAGAATAGTTAGATACAAAATTATTTATATTTCTAATTTTCTTAACGGCTTACCTTGGATAAAGCAGAACTCTAGTAGCCTTTCGTTGCCATCTGATGCCATTAGTAACAAGTTGTAACCTTTCCAATCCTTCCATTACAAATCATAACCTTTCATAACTTTCTAAAGACATAGCGACCTCACGATTATTTTAAATCGGAAATAAAGTGATCGCATGACAAACAAAAATTTAATTTTACAAGATCCTTTAAAAGAAAAGGCTTTACCATTATTCGCAGAAAAACTTGGCATCAATCATTGGTCTAGTACACAATTTAATTCTCCTGATGGAGCCTGGTTTTACAAATACATAGTCCTTGATCAACAAGCTAGAAGATTACTTTTTAAATCTAATTCAGCTATGGAAGCTGGCAAGAGAGTAGGCGATGCTTTACAAAATCATTACGCAGATATTATTTGGAGATTAAATCCCCAAACAAACAAAATAGTTCCAGTTGAACACAAAAAAATTGATTTAGCCTCTTCAATTGAAGAGCAGATTGAAATTTATAAAGAATATCAGCCGCAAGACGACAAAGATGCTGATAAAAAATTTAAGTACATAGATGAAATTAGAAACATCATTGTAAATGCTAATGATGCTTTAAATCAGCTTGCAGTAACAAATCCAGTTACTTGTGAAAGACAAATATCAATTCCGAATAACAGCTTAGGAGACTTTCCTTTCTCATCATCTCCGCTTCTAAGCGTAGTTGGCAGAATTGATTTTGACTTTGGTAATCATAATGTGCTCGGTAAAACCTTATCAAAAGAGGTAAATCCGACTGGTAATTTACCAGCCTTTCCGCATAAGATTATCGAACTAAAAACCAAGTATTCGAGACTTGGTAAAGTAAAAAAGGATGGTACGAGGAGTTTTCTTGTTTCCTCCTCTCCAGTTACTGCAAGCTTTAATCATTGTGTTCAATGTGCGGTTTATGCTGCTTATTACAATTTTCAAGTTCCAGTCTTTTTAGTTTATTCAACAAATTCTGATTACAAAATATTTGATAGTACAAATTGTCATCATCTAACTGTTGAAGGCATGAAGCGTAATTTAGAAATTATGTTTCGTACTCTTTTAAGAAGAGAAAAGATTTTATCCTTACACCAAGATTTAACTAGAGAAGAAATAATTGAAAAATGCGTTGAGCTGATTGAACCAGCTTTTGATCATGCTTACGCCTGGAGCGATCTGCCGCCAGATCTTCTCTTACAAGCAAAAGAATTATGGAAGGTAGCTTAAATGAATAACTACGACCAACATGATTTCTATCTTCAGCAAAAAGCTGAGAAAGAAAAAAGACAGCATCGAAGATGCTACTTAATAACAACAATCCTAACTGGAGTAATATTATGGCTAATAATAATATAGATAAGCTAGTCCAAGCAGTTAACGAGTTTAAAAAATCGTTAAACGGACACACAATAACTATTCATGGTAAAAATTACAGTACAGTTGCTCATCGTATAGCGATAGCAAGAAGAGTACTTGGTACCTCATTAGATATTGTAACAAAACTAATAAGCATTGATGAAAATAAAGTAGTCATGCAAGCTGATGTTTATGTAGATGATAAACATATCTCTACTGGACACGCAGAAGAAGATCGAAAAGCATCCAGAATAAATCAAACGAGTGCATTAGAAAACGCTGAGACATCAGCTGTTGGAAGAGCTCTTGCATTCTGTGCTTTCATTTCTGATGGAATAGCATCAGCTGAAGAAGTTTCTGCTGCAATAGAGCAGCAAGAAAGCAAGATCCAAAACGCAATCAAGGAATTGAATGCCGTTTCACATAAAGGATCTTACGAGGCGTGGATCTCCAAAAATAAACAGTTCTTGTCAGAGTTAAAGTCAAACAATCCTTTAACATACAAAAACTTTATGGAGCAATTCACATTAACTAAGAACAATCTGCAAACAAAAGGAGTTATCTAAAATGTCAGATGTTGAAAATAAAAAAGAGCGACCAGATCTTGGAGCCGCTTTTATAGCAACCAATAAAAAGACACCTCAAAGTTACGATTTGTCTGGAACGATAGTTGTTGAAAACACCAAATATCGTTTTGGTGCGTACAAACAAAAAGCTAGTGGTAAAGGCAGAATGCCTGAAGGCACAGAGTTTTATACTTTCTTTAGAGTAGAAAAACTTGAGGACACTGGTTTTAATCCTAGTGAGTTGGAGGCTTAAATATGGATCCTTCTAAATTCAAGAGTGTCGCAATAAATATCAAAACATATCAAATGCTTGAGAACTTATCTCAAAAGAAATTTGAAATTCCAATCTCTATGAGCAAGACAGTGGAGTTTTATATTCAAAAAGCATTTGAAGATTTTACTGCAAATGGCAAAAAAAAATCTTAACATAAGATTATCTGAATTAGAAAAATCCAGGCAAGAGGATTACGGATCATTCGATGGCAATATGAAAAGAATTGCTACTGCTTGGTCCGTACTTTTGCAGCCTTATCTCAAAAGAGATTTACCTGGATGGATCATACCTTTGCTTTACGCTCAAGCAAAGTTAATCAGAGCCACACATAAATTTAAAGAAGATACTTACGATGATGCGTTAGCGTACATCGTTCAATCTCATAACATGCACCAAAAAGAAGAGGAGAAAATAGATCTCCAGGAGCTTATCAATGCGGCACCATAATAACATTGTTAAGTTTCCTGGAGTTCAAAATCGTCAGGTTTTGGAGCAAGAAAAAGTAATCTTAGATGTAACAAAAACTATTTCTGCAAAAATGGAAATGGACAACTGGCATCTAATGGAAATCTACGATCATGAGCTGAGTGTCTTAACAAATTATGGAGAGGCTATTCAGTTTCCGCCAGTTATAGCTGGAAGATTAATTTCAGTACTGGCGACTAACATTAAAACTAAATCATTATTGGAGGAATTATTATAATGCGAAAAAAAAGAGAAAGCTTTTGCTCAATGAGCACAGCTTCATTTCTAAATCCAGCCACTGGTCCATTCAAACGATTGGATAATACGGCTTGGTACCTAAAGATAACAAAGCAAAAGCCTTGTTATTTTTTAAATATGAAAACTAAGTTTCAGCAGATGCCAGAAGCTTGTTTTGAAACGACAGCTAAAAATACACCAGAAATAAATTTTGAGGACATTAAAAAAGAAATCAATGAATTTGTGGAGGCGAATTATGTCAAGGCGTAGATCATCAGACGAATATTTATTTGGTGTTTTGCTTGGAGGAAACTTAAAGTTTTGCAGATTAAGCAAAGCTAAGTTTATGCCGCAGAAATGTTTAGCGGCAGCTTTAGGCGTTACTCATCAACAAATAAATAAATATGAAGCTGGAAAAAATATTCCATCGGCATATCGACTTAAACAAATGGCTGCTTTTTATAAAGTCAATGTAGATGAGTTGGTCAATCCAGGTTTTATTTACAATCAAACAAAGGAATTACATGAGAATAATTAATTTAGACGAAGCAGAAGTAAGATTTGAAAAATGCAAACCAGGATCATCTTGTAAATGGTTTGTAACAGTAGGCGTGCAAAAAGGCGATCACTACAAATTATTACTTGGAATTAAACTAAATAAAATTCCTTATTGTTGGTTTGATTTAGAAACTGAAGGAGCCGTAGGCAGCAGTTCTTTAGTCAAAGATGAAGTATTAAAAAATTCAGATCCAGGATTAGTCGATGTCAAACCAATTCATAATTAAAACAACTACTGGAGAGGCTAGCTTTGTTATGGAAGAAAAATTCAAAGCTGAAGAAGAAGGTTTTGAAAATGCAGAGCCAGTCTCTACTGAAGTTAAAAATGTAGAAATTAAAATTCAAAATATAAAATGGAAAAAAATAAATGAGTAATGTTGATTATAATTTACCAATAGATAGTAAAATACAAAGACTAAAAAGAAGATACCAAGGATTAAGTAGAGTAGCTGC